TCTGGCGCATTGATTGCGGCTGTAAATTACGTTTTGACCGTTGCGGCTGGCGATTATTTGCAATTGGCTTGGGCTGTTAACAGCACCACAATTTCAATTGCAACTGTTGCGGCTCAAACAGGTCCAATCGTACCAAGGACTCCAGGCGTTATTGTTACTGCAACGCAAGTCATGTATACCCAAAGCGGGTACAGCGGCATCAGTGGTTACAGCGGTTACTCTGGTCAAAATGGCACTATTGGCGTCAATGGTGCATCTGGTTATTCTGGATATTCAGGATTTAGTGGTTCTGGTATTAGCGGATATTCTGGATTTAGTGGTTATTCTGGTTCTGGAACATCAGGATATTCTGGATATTCTGGATATTCTGGTGCAAGTGGTGCAATTGGAGCATCTGGTTTGTCTGGCTATTCTGGCTATTCTGGGTCTGGCGTAAGCGGTTATTCTGGATACAGTGGTTCTGGTTTGTCTGGATATTCTGGTTACTCGGGTTATTCTGGTTCTGCAACAACTAGAACTGTTACAGACTTTACGCCAACAGCAGGTCAAACTACATTTACTGTCAATTACACAGTCGGCTATTTGGATGTGTACCGAAATGGTGCGAAGTTAGCTGCTGCTGATGTAACAGCTACCAATGGAACATCATTCACAATTGCAGCTTGCACTACGACAGACGTTGTTCAATCTATCTCTTTTTTTGGTGTTAGCTTAGGCGGTTCTGGATATAGCGGGTTCTCTGGTTATAGCGGTTCTGGCATTAGTGGCTATTCTGGTTATAGCGGTTATTCTGGTTCTGGGTTTTCTGGATATAGTGGTTATTCTGGTTATAGCGGCACAGCAAGTATTAGCCGAGGAACAGCCGTAACTAGCACTTCTGGAACATCAATTTCATTTACAGGCATTCCTTCAACTGCAAAACGTATTACTGTAATGTTCAGTGGTGTTTCACTTAGTGGAACATCTAACTTTTTATTTCAAGTTGGTTCTGGGTCTACCGATACTTCTGGATATGCAAGCCGTACAGTAGCAACAGGTTCTGCGGCAAACGTGATAGCAAACTCAACGTCTGGAATTGCTTTGGTTTCAGGGGATGCTGGCAATTTGTTTAATGGTGCATTAACCATTTACAACATTTCAGCAAATATTTGGGTTTTTTCAGGGACTTTTACAGCTACTAATGGAACATCAACATTTGCAATTATGACGGGCGGCAATCACACAACATCGTCTGCACTTGATCGCGTGATTGTTACTACTACGAACGGCACAGATACTTTTGATGCTGGATTGATTAACATTTTTTATGAGTAAAAAACATGAAAAGCAAAGAATTGTATGGGTTAAACATAGATACAGAATGGGAAAAAATCTTAGAAATTCATGTGCTTAATTTAGCAAAAGAATACAAACCAGATTGGTATCGTTGGCGGTTGACTAACAATTTTGAACGGGCTGTGTTTTTAAATGGCGACCCTGTTTTGCCAAGAGAAACAACTCGATATTTGTGGGCAAATCAAAATCTTTTGGGTGAATCAATTTTTGAAATTGGTTGTTCTACTGGATTTGGAAGTCAATTTTTGCCAATCAATGTTAATTACCTTGGCATTGATTACGACCCGTTAATTATCAACGTGGCGAAAGATCAGCGTTGGGGGCAAAACAGACATTTCCAATGCGCTGACATCAACAACTTCAACATTCCTGATTGCGACACCATCATTGCGTTTGAAGTGATTGAACATTTAGACAATGGTTTGGAATTGATTGACGCATTGCAAAAAAAATGCAAACGTCTTTTGTTGACTGTGCCTTGGAAAGAGCCAAAAGGTTTTTGGGGTGAGCATCACAAATTGCATGATTTGGATGAATCGCTTTTTCCCGATTTCAAAATCAGTTACATCAATGAAAACGGTTATGTCAGTGAAGTTGTTGAGCCAATAAGCGCAACCAACAAATGCAATCTCATGTTGTTAAGGTGGGATTGTGTCTAAAGTTCTTTGTTCAATATCTACTCGGGGTAGATACTTCACAACTTTGCCGCTGGCGCTGCAAGCAATCATTAATCAAACACGACCTGTTGACAAGTTGGTGGTGTTTGACGACAACGATGACCCGCAGGATATGCGAAAAGAATTGGCATATTCTTATTTTTTCCAAATGCTTGACATCAAAGGCATTAAATGGGAATGGTTGTATGCTGGCAAAAAAGGTCAACATCACAATCATCAAATTGCTAATACGATGGGTTATGAATGGGTATGGCGCGTTGATGACGATGCCATACCAGAGCCAAACGTGCTTGCAGATTTGTTGCGCTGGACACGTTTAAACAACATTGGCGCAGTGGGTGGTTCAATACTCACGCCACCTTATTTGCCAGACACTAGCAAGTCAACGGGCAAAATCCAAGACATTGACAATGAGCCAAACATTCAATGGAATGTAATTTCTGATACCAAAGAAGTTGACCATCTGCATTGTTCGTTTCTTTATCGCGCTGGCGTTGTTGATTACAACACGGGCTTGTCTCGGGTGGCGCATCGTGAAGAAACTTTGTTCACTTATGCGTTGAAATGCAAAGGGTACAGAATCCTTGCCGTGCCTGATGCTGTGACTTGGCACATGAAAAACCCACAAGGCGGGATTCGTTCGGAAACACAAGCGTCAATGTATGAACACGATGAACGCATTTTCCAAAACATTATTGGCAATCAAGAAAAAACAATTGTTGTTTTAAATTGCGGCATGGGCGACCATGTAGTGTTTAGCCATGTGCTGCCTGAAATAAAAAATCCCGTTGTGTTTAGTTGTTACCCTGAAATTGTTGAAGGCAGACCAATTGCCGAGGCGCAAGCATTGTTTGGCGACATTGACAGGTTTAATGTGTACAAAAAAATGCACCAATGGGGTTGGGTTGATACGTTAGAAAACGCATATCGAAAGCTGTATTTATGATTTTGATTGCTCCATACGCTCAAAAATTGGTCAACGGTGAGCGCAACCCAAAAAATTACCCGTTTTGGCAAGAAGTCATTGCTGGAATTACTGAGCCAATCATTCAAGTCGGTGTTGAAGGCGAACAACAACTTGTGCCTGATTTCCGAAAAAACTTAAAAATCAAGGATTTACGGGCATTAATTAAAGAATGTCGCATTTGGATTTCATGCGATTCTTTTTTACAGCACCTTGGTTGGGATGAAGGCAAACGTGGCATTGTGCTTTGGTCGGTGTCAGACCCATTGATTTATGGACATGACGAAAACATCAATTTGCTTAAAGACCGAGCAAATTTAGCGGAAAATCAATTCCTATGGTGGGATTCAGTAGCGTATGATTCCAGCAAATTTGTTGAAGCAACCGAAGTTTTAAAACACCTTTTAATGCCATGACCACCATAGACAAAACCGATGCCCGTTTATCCACCCATGAGGAAGTTTGCGCTTTGCGTTATGAAGTAATTAACGCAAGATTGAAGCGAATGGAGCAAATTATGATTACATCAGCAGGTTTGATGATTTGCAGCATGGCAAGTGTATTGTTCGCTTTTTTAGCGCACACAAAATAATGTGGACCCAATCTCTCTCCTGCTCATGGCGCAAAGCGCAGTTGCTGCGATCAGAACTGGTTGCCAAATGCTTTCTGAAGGCAAAGCAGAGATTGATAAATTCAAGAAGCAAGTCGAAGGCGGTGTAAAAGATGCCAAAGCTATTTACAAAGAAGTCACAAGCATTTGGGATTGGGTCAAATCATTGTTTGGTGTTAAGCCTGTTGCCGTGGAAAAGGCGACAACAAGTGTTGTGGTTAGTGAAAAACCTAAAGCCACAAAACGTCAACCTGAGCCAGAGCTGAGTTATGAAGAATACAAAGCCAAAGCAGTTCACGACATTTTTGAACAACTGAAAATTTATTTTGATGTGTTGCGCCAGCTTAAAGAGCATTGTTTGGAATTGGAATCGCAAAGCAGCACGACTGAAAAGGTTGCCGACAATGCCATTGATTTGATTGAGATTCGGTGGCAAATGCGTGAAATGATGGTGCAAGTCAGGGAAGCAATGTCATGGACACCTGAAAGTTTGGGTTTGCAAGATTTGTACAGGCAGTTTTTAGAAACATACGATGACATACTAGAACAACAAGAGTTTGCACGGCAAATCAAACGCAGACAGGAAGTTGACGCAAAATGGCAACGCGAATTGCTCAAAAACCACAGAATAGACCGAGCAGTTCAGGTGGCAACGGTGCTAATTCTGGTTCTATGGATGTGGGGTCTGCTGCTATCGCTCAAATGGCGCGAGATGACACCCGATGGTTTGTCGTTGGGGTAGTTGTTTTGTCATGTGCTTTGTTTCTAATCTTGCCTGTTGGTGTTTTAATTTGGGTGGACAACCAAAAACGCCTTGGTGCTGTGGAAAGACGTATTGATCGTAAGATACAGCGACTTGAAAAGCTGGAAAAAGAACTGCAAGAGCAAAAGGAAAAGTAATGAGGTTTTGTATAGTTATTCTTGTTTGTTGGATACTTATTGGCTGTGATGACCACTATCGTTATTATTGCCAAGACCCTGCTAATTTCCAAAAGAAACGGTGTCAAAGACCTGATTGTTTGTTTTCTCAAGATTGTCCAGATTATCTCGTTGCGCCAATTTTGGAAAAACAAGCAACACAACCTGCACAGGATGCTTCAAAATGAATATCAAAATCGAAACCATAGATGAATTGATTTTGTTGATTCAGGTTTTAGCTTGGGCATTTGTAGTTGTTGTGCTGATGCTTGTTTTTGGCGGAACGGTTTTTTCAATGTTGTATTCGGTAATTTTTGTGTCTCAGCCAATTAAAACAATGGCTCCGATTGACATGGCATTTACCAAAATGTTGAATGACATTGTTTTGTTAATGACAGGCTCAATAATGACGTTGGTTGGTATGTTTGCAATCAACAAAGGTGCTAAATCGTTGGCAGAAAAAATTGCACCAGCGGTGCTTACACCAACACCTGCACTAACAACTTCTCCAACACCTTCGTCAGCATCAGGGTTCAATTGGATGGGGTTTCAAAATCCAACGCTTGACGAAGATTGGCGACCACCTCCACCACCAACAACACCACCTGATTTCTTACATCCAGAACGTGAAGAAATTGCCAATGAACGGGCAGCGGCAGGGGTTGAACAATGAAAGCCGCAATTGTTGGTGTCATTTTGGCTATTTGTTTGTATTTTTATGGGCATCATGTTGGCTGGCAAGAACGTGATGCAGATATGCAAGCGGAAATTGCAACTAAAAATGAAGCCGCACGTTTACAAGAACAACAATTAACTCAACAACTGAACGATCAATCATCCAAACTGAATGAGGCAAACAATGCTATCAATCAAAAACAAACTGCTCTTAATCGCGCTATTAATGCTGGCAGGTTGCGCCTCCCGACCACAAGTTGCGTACAAACCAATTCAAGTGCCACCTCTGCCAGCGGAAATCGGGACACCGAGACAAGCGAATCTGACAGACAAACTCTCGCAGCTATTGCAGCCCTCGTTGCCGAGGGAGACAGGAATACAGAACAACTCAACGCCTGTATCTCAGCCTACAACGAAGTAATGGGGAAAGTTAATGGTCAACGGTAATCAACTCCAAAAACTTGGCATCAATCCAAATCTTGAAAAAGTGTTTAACGACACATTTGAGCGTTGGGGAATCAACACGGCACAACGTCAAGCAGCTTTCATTGGTCAATGTGGGCATGAATGCGGCAATTTTAGAATTCTTGAGGAAAATTTAAATTATTCCGCTGACAGATTGGTAAAGATTTGGCCTAAGCGTTTTACATCAATTGAAATGGCTCAACCATACAACAGGAATCCAAAGGCTATTGCCAACAAAGTTTACGGTGGTCGTATGGGCAACCGTGATGAGGCATCAGGTGATGGTTGGCGTTTTCGTGGATCAGGTTGGCTTCAATTGACAGGCCATGACAACTTTTACCATGCTGG